ATGGCCATTGCTTTTCTCAGTAGGCTCCCAACCTGCTTCCCATAGTTTTTCCACCCTATCCTTAGTAGACCCAGGGTTAAAAGAGCGCCAATCATAACAGACAAGCTCTGGGTTTTCCTCGTCACTGGTGTCGATGATTGTCTTAGGGTAGTTGCTCATAGAGTTAATGACATTGTTGTGTAACTCACCGTTCAACTTAGTACGATACTTGATGCGGTTAACCTCGACCAACTCATCAGGCCAAGCAGCCTTCATGTTAAACTCTAGCTCATTGATACGCTCCTTAATTTGAGGAAGGAGTTTATAGGCTAACTCCAAGTTAAACTTGAAGCCATTGTCATACATCTCCTTACAAAGCTGTGCTGTCTTGTGCTCAATCTCCATCGACTTAGCCCAAGCAGGGTCATTGATATACTTCTCGTATTTCTTATACACCTTCTCACCTAGGTCTACGTCGTCCTTACAGTAAGACAACATCTCCGGGGTATACTGAGAGAAGTCATTGAAGACTGTCTTAGGTTGCCCAAGAGAGATACCTATCTCATCAAGACCGTGACCGTTATAGTTAGGGTAGTTAACCAGACGAGACACAACAAAGGTATCACATACCTTATCGAACGGTATACAGTTAGACACCAGACGGTTGATGACAGGTACATCAAAGCTGATACCGTTGTGAAATACCCATCGGTCAACTGTGGCAGCATACTCAGGGAAGGTAGAGTACCCTGAGTTAATGTCCCACACCTTGTAACCATGGCCTCCTAGTTCTTTTACCACGTTACACCAAAGAGTATCCGGGGTGAGACTCTCTGTTTCAATGTCTGCGATAGCTACCTTTAGCAAGGGATACTCTCCTCTACAGTCCTACTCATGATCGCTTCGAATAGAGTTACACGGTCTTTCTTTTCCAGAAGGTTGAGTTTCTTAGCTACACTTGTAGCAAAAAGAAACTCAGTATAAAACTCTTTGTTGGTAGTTAGGATTACATTGGTATTTCCCTTTCGGTATGATTTAAACTTACTGTCGAGGTGGCCGTAACTTTCGAGAGCAAAGCCGCTTATCCTTAGAGCTGAGGTCTGAAGAAAAAACTTATCGTAAACCAAGAAGTCTTCATCGGTGTCTGTCGGGGCAGGGTTACAGGTGACCCTACTTCCTACTCGTTCCCATTTTACCCCGGGCACAATCCATTCAGGTGTCATTGTCAGTTCCTTTCTAACCTATACACGTGGTACTCTTCATCGTGAAGCCTCATATTAAAACTCCTTTTCTGCGAGGGTGAAACTACCCGGGTCAAACTCTAGCATACCACCGAAACCAGTACCACCTACAGGGCGGTTCTTCTCCACGAGGATACGGGTGGTATTCTTTTCGTCTTCATCTGTAGCATGTTTATCACGAGACAACTTAAGTACAACACTGGCTCGTTTACCAATCATACGGCAGTCCCTGATCTGCCCATCGTCATTCTCGTGGGCAATACTAATGATACCCACGTTGAGTTCAGTGGCAAGTAGAGCAAGCTTAGTGGATAACTCACTAAGGAATGCCTCGATAGTTGAGTCACTCTGCCGTGAGTAAGCAAGGTCTTGGATAGGTTCAAAGAAAACATAACGGCAACCGCACACCTCTGCGAAGTACCTGACCTGCTCAAGGATAGACATAGGGTCATCGTCTACACTTAGAGTAAACTGGTAGAAGGTTTCTCTGTCAGTGAAGGATCGGATAGCTTGGATGACTTCTTCTTCCGGGGTACCCTTGTATGACGGTAGGTATACAATCTCCTCGTCACCGCTGGTATTAGTAATAACCTCTGTGTCTTGGAGAGTAACATCCCTACCAAGTATATACGAAGCATGACCTAACAGACTACGCTTCTTGCTTTCCTCTAGGTGCATAGACGCAAAAGGAATTGTCGGGTGGTTCTTGATAAGATTAGCCTCGAAGTAACGCATAAGCTCGGTGTTGTGTGTCACAGTGTAGGTGTGACCACAAAGGTATAGATGGTCAGGGTTATCTACGGTGATACACCGAGATGGTACAGAATCTACCGGCACGATACTACGGATAGTCTTACGTGTAGCCCTGAATGTTTTACAGTCAATAACCTTATCTTGCTTTCGCTTGTACTTAAAGACAGTTTTACCAGAGTGGTTAAGGAAGTAAACTGTATACGTTGTCTTCTTAGGTACACCGTAGAGCTTAGACTGTTTATCCCGAACTCTACATTTGTACCCAAGACCGCGAGCCAGATCAAGAAAGTTTTCCTGAAGATAAATTGAGGACGTGTAGAACTCACAACCAACCCCAGTAACAGACCCATCACTGTCCATCAACCCTTGTAGCAAGGCTGTTCGCTGAGCAACAGACGCACGAAGGTACTCTGGTGGGATATGTTTATTCTTGAGTAGATTGTTCTTCCGTAGTTGAGCATGGGTTAGTGTAGCAACACGGTAGGATAGACATGTCTTGTACTCTTTCTTGAATGTGGTATCAAACAAGGACTCAAACTGCTCAGCGTCGTCATAACCCACAGATATATTAGCACTGTAGGAGTGACCATCACCCAACCACATACCCAAGGTGTACGGGTCAATAGGTAGATCAGCATCAGGTAGCTCTAATGGCTGGCAAATAGGTACTGAGTACAAAGCTACACCCTCACCCCGGGTCACACCTTCGGAAAGAATCTCCTCTGTTGTCTTAACTTTATAGGTGTTGTCAGTGGTGTAGACGCCCCACCTGTGTGGACCACCAGCTACTTGCATAGTTCCATCAGAGAAAGTAAGCTTGTAGCACGGCACACCTGTCTGTGTCTCTGTCACATAGGTCACAGTGGTAGGTTTACCGTCAGCACCAAAGATGGTGTCACCTACTTCAAGCTCACCCATGTTCTTAAAACCATCAGGTGTTGGGATAGGTGTTGTGTTAGGTAGTTGTTTACCGATTCCCTCTGGGGCTGTAAGCACGGTGAAGTGTCCTTGCATCAAGCCTAAGAGTTTATCATCAAGGTCTTTGATACCCGTTGGGATATACATAGAACCCTTGTCATCCTTGATGATAGCCTCGAACTGCTCTGAGGTATTGAACACATTGTCTGGCACATACTTCTGTCGATTGATCCAAGCATAAAGGAAGTCTGAGGAAGACTTATTCTGAAGGTACTCTGAGGCATCCTTATAAGTGGTCATGTTTACCCGGTAGCAGCGACCTGGGAATGCTCGTTGCAATACCTCGGAACACTTGTTACCTGCATCATCACTGTCTGTTGCAAGGATGATATTCTGAAAGGCTTTGATATAGTTGTATACCTCTTTGTTTTGCAGGAGTTTTTGCACCGAGCCAGACGAAGGGAGAGAAACAACAGGCCATTTCTTACCGAGCATTTGGTATGCTGCCATCGCATCTTCCTCGCCCTCGACAATAGTCAAAGCCTTGGATGACCCAGCGTTAAACTTATCCATACCAAAGAGATGATCAACAGTAAACCCGAAGTTCTTACTGAAGTCTTTAGGAAGGATACGTACCTTAGGTTTGTGGGGGTAGGGGTACATACGGGTGACAGGTTTACCCTCCGAGTTCATACCTGTCTTAACACCGTAGAACTTTTCTACGTCAGCATCTAACCCACGCATTGGGTAATCTTTTAGTACTAAGTCAGTTGTTGTCACGTAATTAAACTCCTTACGTTCTGGTCCTCGTTTAGTTTCACATACAAAACAGAATGAACCACCGTCAGCCCATACGCTACGGCCATCAGATGATCCGCAGTCATCACATGCTTGATGTGTCTTACTCGGTTGTGTCATATGTCTACTACACCCCTTCTACTAAAGCTTTAGCACCAACAGGGTAGTACTCCTTAAGGTATCCATACACCTGTTGAGCTACCAGTTGAGCTTCATACTGTGATTCTGGGTGGATACGTAGGGTACACATCTTAGCGAACGCACCTAGTGTACCGCTCCAAGTCCACGAGGTCATCAGAGACTGAGGCAGTACCATGCGGGCTTGTTCGATAGAAACACCCATCTTAATCATATCTTTGTACAAACCTAAAGCGTTGTCATTGTGTTCGTACTCAGCTTCACGATACCCTGTACCCTTACCGTGGTTCCACAGAGGGTGTTCCCCTCTTGATCCTTGTTTCTTATCTGATGACTGCTCACGCCATACCGTAGGTCGGTAGAACTCAATGTCATCTGTAATGTAACGACGAGAGAACTCAGACATGATAAGGTACTCATGTTTTACTAACTGTGCTCGTACAAAGATAGGTGCCTTAACTTCGAAGGAGACAAAGGTGTGGTTAAAAGGTGTGTCATGGGTAGGTGTGTTACGCCACTGCCAGAGCATCTCCACCAACTTCTCTTTGTACTCTTCATTACCTAGACATTCTACTTCACCACAAAACCCATCAAAGTCATCCGCAGTCATGCCCCGAGCCAAGAACTCAAGCAAGCGTTTGTCTTTGTCTTTCAGCTTGAGGAGGCTGCTGTCGCAATCTTCAAAAGGTTCTTCCCACTCACTCCGAGTATTAAAGCTACGTCGAGCAGCGTTCACGATACCCAAGTCTGACCCTGTGGGTGGTACGTCAGGGTTGAGTTGTACTATGATTTGTTCTTCACTCATTGTTGATTCTCCTTATTGTCATAGCTTTGAGAGCACCTTCTCTGGTGTTCTCTATGTAATGCGAAAGACTGCTGATGTTAGCGTGACCAGTCACCTGTGTAACTGCTATTGTGTCAGCCCCTGCTTGAATCATCTCTGTTATAGCTGTACCCCTTAGCTGGTTGATACTCAGGCCCTTAGGTAACCCAGCTTTATCCAAGATACCGACGAATAACTTACGCATCCTCTGGTAGTCCATAATGTTATACCTACTACCACTGGGTATGGTGTCAGGTATAACATACTTTTGGAAACCCCAGTCTTTCTCCTGTTCTTTAAGGAGAGACAACAAAGGTTCTTCGATAGGTATAAGCACAGTTGTATCTGCTGATGCACGGTAGATAGTTGCTGTGTTGGTATTAAAGTCTAGGTCGTCCCATGTTAGACAGAGTATATCCTGTTGGACCTGAGCCCACTCATAGCACATGTGAACCAACAGTGTGACGTTACGTGTGCTGAACTCTTTGTACCCTTCCTTAAGGAAAGCTTCGACCTGTTCATTTGTCCACACTGTTATCTTCTTTTCAGCCTTAACTTTCTCTACCCCAGAGGCAGGATTGAAGGGAAGAAAACCTATTTTAACACCGTGCTTAAGGACAACCCCGACAATACCTAACTTACGATTAGCTGAGAGTGCTGTCTCCTTTTGTAGGTGCTGCTGGTATAACTCTCTGCACAACTCTAGGTCTATACTTTTAGCCTTGTACTGCCCAAAGGGTCTACCTTTAATCTCTACCTCACATAGTCTACCTAGGGTTTGGGTATACATCTTCTGTGACTTAGCGGATAGATTGTTGTACTCAGCGGAGTTGAAGTAGTTGTTACAAAGATGGACAAACCTTGAGTCATCTATTAGACCAGCATCTTTGATAGACCCTTTACGATACTTTTCTACAAGCTGGATCAACCTAGGTATCTCGTACCTTGCGGCTCTACCATCTTTGAACACCTTACGCTGCATCACACCTGCATCACGGACCTCCTTGGGTGGGGTGAATGTCCATGTCTTCCTCCCCTTGTGAGTGGTTACCTTTGTGTACTTCATCTACAACCCCTTCGACTCAACCCAAGTTGCAATAGTGCCATAGTCTTCCACACCTGTCAAGCTGTAGTAAACCTCGGACACTACGCAGGTGTCACCTGTATGGCTATTAGAGTTACAGTAAGACACTGCGTCACACAAGAACTCGAAGTCCTTGAAGCAGTTCAGTGTTTCTTCGCTCAGTACTTTTGCTCGATGCATCATTGTGTTTTCTCCTCTGGCTCACACACCCAGTATTTACCACCCATGTACGTCCAACCACTAACACTAGGGGTACCATCTCCTTGCCACCGAAGCATCCTACCGACGTTTAGAGTGCTACCTTTAGCTGTCTGTAGTACACATGGCTGACGGGTATCACCCGGTACCCTGAGCACGCTCTCCTGGCCTCTCAGATATGTTGTGTGAGCAACATGTTTATCAAAGTCCACTGCTCGCATCATATAGCAGCGCTCAAGGGTACCTAGGTATGAGCCAATACCTAAGGATACACTTCCTTTGAGTTTACCTAGGGCCTTAAGTGTGTCGAGGTAACGAAGGAACTTCGCGGAAGTATGTAAGTCTTTGTCATTATCTATCGCAAAGATTACCTGTTCGTAGTACATAGTCTTATCCCTCTATCTTTTTCATGAATTTCACAAATGTCATTGGTTCTTCTACCTCTGGCTCCTCTTTAACAACACCGTTAAAGGAGCAATCATAGACCAGAGCAGTACCATAGACCCGAGCATCACCATAGACCCGAGCATCACCATAGACCTGAGCATTAGCATAGACCCGAGCAGTACCATAGACCCGAGCAATATTATAGACCCGAGCATCACCATAGACCCGAGCAGTACCATAGACCCGAGCAGTACCATAGACCCGAGCATCACCATAGACCTGAGCATTAGCATAGACCCGAGCAGTACCATAGACCCGAGCAGTACCATAGACCCGAGCATTAGCACCCACATAAACAGTACTTTCAACCGTTGCTGTGTCAGCTACCCAACCCCCACCATTAGGGTGTTGCTTGGCAGGGACTGGTCCTTCTCCAAAATCAAACTCCATGATTACACTCCTAGTGCCGGGTGGATGTACCCACGGTACCCCTCACCCTGTTGATATTCAAGCATACCTTTGTTCTCAAGGACAGAGTATGCCAATGCTTTAGCCATACACTTGTGCCGATAGGTTGTCGAACCGTCAGAGTTAAAAGGTAGGCTTGGTGCTGAGTTAGCTTCGATGAACCATGCTTCGTCGTTCTCATCCACCATAACGTCAATACCTGAGAAGTTCAACCCTGTGTATGGGAAGACAGAGCAAGCAAGGTCAACCACGTTGATAGGCCAGTCACCCCAGCGTACGTTATCGAATCGACCACCTTGGGCTACGTTCCAAGCTACATCGTCAGGGTTACCCGGTGTCTTACGGGCGACGTTAACCACGCGTCCATCCACAACGTACACACGGTACTCAGCCTTCTTCTGAACCAGAGGTCGAGCGTACCCATGCTCCATTCTCATGAGTGAACCCATAACGTTCTCTGAAGTAACGACGTGAAGGTTCCGACCTTGAGAGTGATGACGAGGACGGACCACCCACTTCTCGACAGGGGGTATTTCCAACGGTGTATGTGCTGTTGTAAGTACTGGGAGCAGACCCTTCTGTAGAGGGCTCTCGTCCAGAGTCTTGAGAAACCCCATCTTGTCGTTCACTGAGTGTATCCCTGATGCCTTGTTCAATACGCCGCGAGTACTCAGGGGCAGTGTCGAGGAACATCCCCATCGAACTGCGACCGTTTCGTCCTGTGTAAGCTCCTGAGGTATACGTTGGTCGTTCCGCCAGATACTCGCGGTAATCCCCAGGTCGTGCAATTCTTGAACTAGGCCCTTCGTGCTCGAGTGCCCCAGTCCTCGCCGTCTTACAAAGATCATCTTCATAGTCTTTCCCTTCTATCTTTCTCATGAACTGTACAAAGTTCATAGCCTTTCCCTTCTATCTTTCTCATGAACTGTACAAAGTTCATAGCCTTTCCCTTCTATCTTTCCCCGAGCTTTAGAAGCTCACTAACTCTTCCCAATCACCCTCATCCCCCTGAACAATAGAATCAGTGTAGTCTATGAGGCCTTGTATGAACTCTCTGTCTCCTGGTCCTAGCTCTGTATGGCCATGTTGAATATCACACCAGTAGTCATGACCTTGAGGTGTAGAGGCCCAAGTGAAAGCTCGAAGAAGGTAGTCGCTACCTACGTATAAGGTTTCTTGACAGTGCTCTAAGTTCTGAACATGTACTCGAGCATACTCAGTGTCAGACGTTTTACGAGTAAACTTAGGAGCTTCCCTTCCGTCTACCTTACGCATAAACTCTACGAAATTCATTGGTAAACTCCTTTAAAGACAGCCATAGTTTATTTCTCCTTAGGGGTTGTAATGTTAAGACATCACCCTATATATACTTTAAGTATATACTAAGGGTATTCTTTTCTTAAAGTAATAAACACTTAGAGTATTATACTTTAAGTAACACACTTGAGTGCGAAGTTACCCTGTGTATTGTTGGTATTCTTACCAAAGATACTGCAAGGGGCGGGCTTAAACCCCTTCACCAAACGATAGGTGTTCTCATGGGGGAAGTACTTGGTAAAGGTGTTGGTTGGAAGTGTGTAGACCCAAGCCTCCATCTCCCCTCGGCTTGCACTCTTGATCACTGTCTTCACACGTTGGTGTACCACAGTGTTACCGTAGAAGGTATCCAAGAGACGAAGTGTAAACAAATTTACAGACACTACCTTACCTTGGATAGGGCGGGGGTTGTAGTTGATAGCTCCGTCCTCAAGAGACTTACCCCAGTTAGGACTTGAAGGAAGAATGTTACTCACCTTGAACGTCTTGTCATGGGCGGCGTTGAAGAAAGGTAGGAAAGATTCTTTGGTTGTAGCAAAGTATTCTTCTACCTTGTAGTCAGACATACTGACACCAATCTTCTGGGTCATACCGTTGTGAAGTGCTATCTCATCCCACAGAAACACCTTGATTTCCTTGGAATACCGCAACTTAGGCATGTCAGGGGTACACCCTAGCCATACATCATCCTCGATGATCTGGTCAAGGTTATCCTTAACACTCTGCCCGGGGTTAGGGTTGAACTCAAGCAGCTTTGTCATTTACTTTCCCTTCAATCTCTGCGCTTTGTTTGTTCAGCAGCTTGGTACGTGCTGCCAATAGGCGGGTAGCATTCTTGTGTTTCTTGTCCACTGTGTATAGGTTAAAGAGAAGCTCTTTGATCAGGAGCACAGCCTCCTCTGGCTCACGTTCTACAACCATCTCAATCGCTTCGTCACTGAGGTTGAACAGGTCCTCCATGTGTGTCATGTCATGGAGTTCAGTGAACTTCTTTGGAACCTCATTAGTGAACGAAGTCGTTTTCCCTCCCCCACTGTGACCAGAGGTGCTCGTAGTAGTCGTCGCTGTAGTCCCAGTCTTTCCCGTGGACGAGGAATCCACCCCCGGGTAACGGGTCACGGCTGCCTTAGGCTTACGGTGATCAACGTTGAAAGAATACTTGTTGCTGAAGTAAGTACCGTCAGCATCAGTAAAACCACCGTTACCTGCCTCGTTAACAAGCATCGTGTTACCATGTCCATCCAACAGGGTTACGACAGACATAGCCGTAAGCTGTGTACCAACAAGGCTCTGAGTGAAATCGTCTTGCATGATATCCTTGCTGTCCATACCTCGAATGAGACGCTTGAACAAAGGCCGAATGAAAGTTCGGTTGAACACACGGGTATCAGACTCCCAACTATTCTTGTCTTTGTACCCCGGCTCGTAGTCGAAGAGTGTACCATTGTGTGCCATACGTACATCGACACCATCGGTACGCTTCTCAAGGACGGGGAAAGGGTGAGCGTTACGAAGGACAGTCTCACCAGCAGTTGTGTACCGCAGGTGGAGCATGAACTTGCTGTCCTTGAACTCTGACAAGAGGTACTCGTACAGTTCCTCTGCGTTTGTATTGAGCACAGGATCAACCTCACGGTAGGTAAACAGCCTGCCTTCTCCGTCAGGAGCAGAGATACCCCAGCCATGAGGGTTGTTATCGACAGCCGTCTTGAACTTCTCGTAGTCAAGCTCGACGTTGGGTTCGCGGATGATAATGATACACATTAGAGAGTCTCCTTAAGTGTACGGAATTTGCTTTGGGAGGATACCCATTTTGTAAACTTCTTATCAAAACCATTCTTGAAGGATGACAAAGAAGCATCGCGGGTGAAGTACCACATAGCCTCGACAGAATCTATACACCGAAGGACGTGGCTAAGGGTAGGTATACCCCGGAACACACGTACCTCGATGGTACTTCCTGTGTCTGTGCTGCAGTGGTAACGCTCTGCTCTCTGAACAAGTTTAGGGGAGAGACAATAACCAAGGCGACGACCCACGTAGTCCGGGGATGGGGATGCGTAGCTGTGGTCTGTAAGGTTTCGTCCAGCCAGATTGTTAATCAGACGTGAAACAGAGGGTGTGTCCATGTTCCATACGGCACTGAACCTGCGGGCATGTGGCGGGGAGAAGCTTGCCTTCGAGACGTGGACATGGATACCTGTTGATGAGGTTGTGATATCCATTACGTCACTGATGGACTTACCCTTGAGCTTCAATCTTTTCTCCAGCTTGCTGAACAAGGTGCGGTACTCCTTACGCATACGTCGCGGTGTCATTGGGTGAGACACAATCTCGTAACAGAAAGGATGCACGCCTTGGATAGACGAGTCAGACATAGCGTAGAGAAAAGGTTCTTGCTTGGGGTGCTCGTCAACCATCAGTCGTTGAAGGTCAGTCCAAGAAATCATAGAGTTAACTTCAAGTTCTAACCCAAAGAAAAGCTTAGACTTTTCTTTCTTACAGGAAAGGAACTTGTAGTCAGGCTTGTAGTTCCAAGCCTCGACACCGGAGCCTGTCTCGGTTGCACTGGAGGCAGCGGTAAACACTTTGTACTGACCCTCGTCCGTTGTGTAACTTTGGCGGCCATCATAAAAAACTACAGGCTTTTCTTGAGTAGAATCCTCGTCCTCAAACAGTGAGAAGTCAGCAGTATGCTGATCAGGATTCTCTACCAAAAGTATTTCCCGAGCCAAGTACTCCGGGTCTTTGAAATTCTCAGCACGATTCTCAATGAAGTCCGAGAGGTTTGAGTGTAGGTGTGTATACCGCCCTTCTTTCATTGTTTGAGAATCATCGCCCTCGAAGAAGTCTTTGAGTGCTCCAAAGGTTGGCGAGGGTAATTGCCCTAGGAAGCTAGGCTCAAGAAACCAGCCGTTAAACTCCTCAATCCGGTACCCGTCGAGAATATCCCGGTATCCTGTCCGGGGATACCGTAGGATACAGTTCTCTAACTCAAGTGTTGGCATTGTATTCTCTCCTTATCTCACAGACACCCACTCGTGCTGCGTTTTCAAAAGTTTGTAACCGGGTTGTTTGAACAACCACTCTTTCATATCTTTGAGGTAGGGTACGTTCTCCCCTTTGTGTTGTACTGCGAACTTGGTACAAGCATGGGCAAACTCAAGGGCAACCAAGAGTCGGTCCGGTGTACCGTTCCAGATACGATACTCAATGGTTCTCTCTAGGTGAGGCATGTTCCACTTCAACATACAGTTACCCCCTGAATCATCAACAGCATTTTGCCAATTGTATCCCGACATATTGGTTTCGTCCCACCTCTCATCCCAACCACATACCTCGGCCTGCTCGGAGTAGTCTCGCCCTCCTTCACGTCCTGAAATAGACCAGATAAAATCCCTTGATGTTCCACGGTTAAGCATCAGTAGAATCTTGCTGTAAAGTTCTTTACTAACACCACCCTTCACAGAAGTATGCACGTGGATACCTGCACACTCAGGATCATGAGGTTCAAGCAGACGATCTTTGGTCACACGTTTCTTGAGCTTGTTGGCCACAGCTTTTATTGTCTGAAGGTTGTATGCTATGGGTGAACAGAACTCGGTTGCCCGACATTCCCCGTGGACCTTGAAGCCGTAACGCTCTGCAAACTCTTGAGAGTAACGGTCGAGACGGCACTCGCTGCCATACTCAAAGTCTTCCTCGCCGGGAGTGAGGTCGTCACGATAGAAGTCACACTCAACTTCCCACTCGAAACCGATACCGATATCTTGAGGTTTCTTCGAGATGATAGTGGGAAACCAGTCACCGTTCATTTCCCAACGCTTTGTTCTTTCTACTTGGCCCATTGCCAAACTCCTTCCTTCAAATGACACGCCGAGCAATACTCAGCGGTACCCCAATCATCCTGCATGTACATCCAAGCAGGAACACCAAGCTTTGTGGTTACCATACGCCGATTATAATGCGACGGGTACCCTTCCAGCATATCAAGACCCTCAAAAGTATGAAGGCCGTCGAGCTTATACACCTCACCCTTCACAGGGAAAAGCAAATGGTTGTACTCCTCCGGTACCTTTGTCCTAAGGAAAGCATACGGAAAGCCGATATCTCCCAAGACAAAAGGTTCAATCGTCTGTGTGCTTCCGAGCCTATCACTCGTACTCAGAAGGGAATGGTTACTGTGCCCCTTCTGTAAGGTGCCATACACAAAGACACGATCACAGATTTCCATGTCCTTGGCTAACTGTTCAATGTCGATGTCTGTGAATCTTCTCATCCTCTACTCCTCATGAATTTCACAAATGTCATTGGTTCTTCTACCTCTGGTTCCTCTTTAACAGTGCCATTAAAGGAACGACCATAGACCCGAGCATTACCATAGACCCAAGCATAACCATAGACCTCAGCAGTACCATAGACCTGAGCATTACCATAGACCTGAGCATTACCAGAGACCCGAGCATTACCAGAGACCCGAGCATTACTATAGACCCGAGCATAACAAAAGACCTTAGCACTGCCAGAGACCTCAGCACAACCAAAGACTCGGGCAGCAGGCCCCACATAAGCAGTACTTTCAACAGTTGCTGTATCCGCTACCCATCCCCCACCATTAGGGTGTTGCTTGGCAGGGACTGGTCCTTCTCCGAAATCAAATGTAGACATGTATTACCTCCGTTTCTCTTTTGTAGTCGTGCTTGATTGCACACAAAAGACACCCCAAGCATCGCCTAGGGTGTCTCAAAGTATAGTCACCTTTTCACATCAACCATCTTACACGCATATACATCAGGCCTATCCATCGCCTCATCGAAAGACATGGGGCCATAAGTGTTACCCGTGACCATACACTCCAAAGTGTATAGCTTCAGGTGTAACACCTCATCAACGATACGTTTGTTCGTACCCTCAGCAATAGCCAAAGATACTTGCTTCTTCAGCTTGATAGCTGTCGCTTTGTTTATAGGCATATAGTTCTCCCTTCTTAGTCGAAACCAAGAGCATTCAAGTGTCCGTTCCAACACAGAAGCTCTGCCTTAGGCATATCCATCAATACATCAGTTGGCACAGGTCCATCCCATACGATGACAAGAGGCCATTCTTTGCCTGTCACATCCTTCACATCAGTAAGAAACTTCATCATTTATATCCTTTCGTTTCCAGACTAAACATAAAAGACACCCCAAGCATCGCCTAGGGTGTCTCAAAGTATAGTCTATCAGTGGGCTGGCTCTACCACCAGCAAGGCTTTCACAGCGTCAATCTCAGCCTGTGTGATAGCATCTTCATCGCTCCGCTTGTTAGCATCAGCCTTCAAACGTTTCTCACCCTGTTCAATCAAAGCCTTCAGTTTCTGCTGAAAGTTGAACGGCTTTACCGGATTGTCAGGGGTGAAATCAAACATGTTGACACCTTTCAACGCACCCCATTCAGCAACGGTGAGTTTTGTTTTCTTGGCGTCGTACTTGAAAAACTCGTTTCCATCACCGTCCTTTTCATAGGTGAAAGAACAAAAGTTGTTCGCCCAGTTTACGAGCTTCTGTTTGTGCGCCCCATCAATCTCATTCAAAAGCTGAGACATACGTTCGGCACAGACATTCACAGCCCCATCAGCGGCCCAGTTGTTTGTCATCGCACACAGTATCTTGTGGATATCCACTCGAATACTACGAGCACGGTTACCAATCGACTTGATACCCGCTACAATCTCTGCGTCCGTCATTTTAAACGTGATAGTCATTTGAAACACTCCATTGGTTGTGACCTAGAAATATTCCATCATTGGAACACTTCACGAGCCACAACCAAGCGCCATCACCCAGCGTCACAAGTGACACCGAGGCTTTGAACCCTTAGTGATTTCGCTTGGTGTGTATCGTCGTCACAAGCAAGGCAATTTCAGCGTGATACTTGTGAACTATATTCCCTGAGGTTAGACTTACCGCGCACCCTTAGACTAGAACCCCGCGCCTTAGACGCCTATTCAAAGGACTGTCAAAGGACACTGAGAGGTTCACGCTAAAAGCGCGACTTACTGCAAACCATGTATCGAACCGCGCCTCTTAGGCGAACTGTTCTTATCGGACGCGCCACACGTCACCGATACGATACTAGGGCCAGCCCGGATTACTCAGAGCCGTATGTAGGGTCGGTGGCAAACCGTTATCGCGTTCCTATCGCGTCCCCATTCCAGAGGAACCTTGCAGGCCTATGATTGTGCGAACCTGCAAAGGTATTCGGTAGCGACGTCCCCGCAAGTATTGCAGGGGGCTTTCCGTTGGAACATTAGGGCGTTACCAGACCCGTTGTCGTGACCTAGAATTAGGGGGCTTTCCCTAGGTATGCAACATTTATTTGTGTTATTTACCCGATTAATTTGTAACTTGTTGAAAACAAACGAGAATATTGTGAGTATTTATTCACGGTGTACCTAGCGGATACAACCAAGGGTGGTGACAAGACTACTTATAGTTGTGAGAATAGCCCCTAGGGGATACCCCAAACGCCCGGTGAAGGTACTTACCAGGTGGACACCTAAGTGAAAGCCTGAGTAAAAGCGTAGGGTATATACCTGAGTAAAAGCGTAGGGTATATACCTGAGTAAAAGCGTAGGATATATACCTGAGTAAAAGCGTAGGGTATTATACCTGAGTAAAAGCGTAGGGTATTATACCTGAGTAAAAGCGTAGGGTATATACCTGAGTAAAAGCGTAGGGTATTATACCTGAGTAAAAGCGTAGGGTATACGCACAAGGATGCATGACACCTATTGTGTACCACCTGGTACAAAACCCCGGTATACACGCCCCTGATTTAACATAATCAATATTACACTAGCGTTACTCCATTCTTTTACACGTGTAAACATATGTTTTTATACCACCCGGTACGTAATTGGTATATGCTAGGGGTATGGGGGCAGGGGCCACCCCACCCCACCCGGTACGTATTTACACACCCTTTGACAGCGGGGGGTATTTTTACATTTTGTTAAGTACATAGGGTACCATAGTATCATACGCTAACGTATTGAAGTATAATCGTTCTGTATAACGACATGTAAAGGAAACTTACATGTAGTACATCCCCTAGGGAGGTACCAAGGTACCGTAAACCAAAGTTATAAAGACAGAATAACAGGCTTAAAGTTTAACCACTTGGTTGAATATGGAGGATGGTAACCCTCTGGGTATATACATATAAAATAAAAGTATAGGTAGGGGTTGACATCGGGGGCTACATGTACTATATTATACTTATAGTATATACATGTAGTATTAAACTCTGGTATACTTAAAGTACATACTCTTATTTCTTATACCTTTAAGTACTAAAGATACTTTAAGTATAATACTCTAAGTATAATACTAAGGGTAGGAGGAAAAGACCTCACTACAAAGACGTTGACAAAGAACCTTAACGAAGTATAACTAGAGAGTATTATGTCTTACTACAAAAGTGAACACGTCCTCGAGGAGTTCTACAAGAACTTGTTAGATGAGGAAAATCCCTCAAGGATTCATATCCCTCGATCTGATGTCTTCTATGTTAGAGAAGCGATACGCCAAAAGACTGGGGAAGAGTATACCCTTGATCATGTAGAACGAGCTATGTACCTTGAAGGACACCTTGAAGCAAGTGATGTCTTTGAACCTAAGCGAGAACGACCAGGAGTTGGGTAATGGGTGGTAAAGTAAAGGGCACAGAGTTAGGTGTTCCTATGAAAAGAATCATCATGCACTGGACCGCTGGCGCTGATGGTGTAAACGACCTAGAGAAAGACTCCTACCATTTCATTGTCTCCCGTGACGGTGGCGTTACCCAGGGTAAAGATAAAGTCGAGGACAATATTCCTCCTTTGGTCCGGGGCAAATACGCAGCCCACACCTGGAAACTCAACAGCTACTCTATCGGTGTATCCCTAGACGCTATGGCAGGGGCTACAGAGCGTCCTTTCTCCTGGGGGGACTACCCCCTTACAGATAAGCAAGTCGATGCCCTGTGCCTCCTTGTAGCGGCTCTCAGCACTAAGCACAGCGTACCTGTAACCCCCGAGACTGTCTTGACTCACGCTGAGGTACAACCAACCCTAGGTGTGAAGCAACGAAACAAGTGGGACATCACTGTGCTCCCTGGAATGAATAAAGTTCAAGACCCACGTAAAGTTGGGGACATACTCAGAGAGAAAATAAAAGGCTATTTACAGTGAGTGTAGATCAACAACTAGAGCGCAGGGTTGAAAAACTCGAGATGGAACAAGACCAATTGGGAAGATCAATAAATCAGTTGAACACTACATTGGCTTTATTAAATCAAACTGTAGAGACTATGGCCTTGAATGAACAGAAAAAGAAAGAACTCCTAGATAAAGGTTTTCTTTTCGTGGTCGGTGGTTTTATAGCAGCGTTCTTAACCTGGGTTTTTCGCGGTGGTTTAAGCTCGTGAGTCAGCCTAAAAAGACTTGGGCCAGAGAGACAGCTATTGTAATGTTTCTGGGCTGTGCTCTCCTAGCATACAACAAGCAGACAGAGGAATTGAACATTGTTATTTGGCCTACGACGATCTTCGGTCTTGCTGCTTTTGGTTTACGTCAGCCCGCTGTTGATGGTTGGATGCGGAGCAAACCCTCTTAGTCTTTTAACAGGTGGCGGTCCTAACATAGCTGCCAATGTTCAAGCAGGAGCAGAGAACAACCAAGGTATTAACATTAAGACTGAAGCACCAAGTGTAACCTTAAGGCCTAAGTCAAGGGTAGACACAATAGATCAGTCCACAACGAAGAACACAAACATAGACCCATGGATTATCCTCCTTCTTGTCTTGGGTTGGTTACTCCCCTCTCCTAACGAGATGGTAAGATGGATCAGAGAATTATTTAAAAGGAAAAAGTAAATGCCTAAGATTGGTGAAAAAGGAAGTGTGGACGGACACTCATTTGTCTGGAAACGGAACAAAGGTACTAACGCTTTGACTCGAGACTTTAGCTCTAAGAAAGCTGAACCTAAGGTTAGACCTAAAGCTAAGCCAAAGACTACAGCAGCACCTGTGAAGATTAAGGCTGGAGCTTCTAATCCACCTGCCCAACCTAAGTCACCAACCTACGCCAATGATCCACGACGGCCCTCAGGTAAGGATGGGCAGATCGTTAGGGCGCAACCTAAGAAACTTAAGACACCTGGTCGTGATAAAGTTCCTACTACTTCTGAGACCTCTACCCGAAAAGTTAAACCGACTACGAGTAAAGACGGACAGATTGTTCGGGCACAACCTAAGAAACCCCAGGAACCAAAAGGTACCCCAAGGCCAACTCTGAAGTCAAAGACTGATAGTGACATTGTTCGGGCACAACCTAAGAAACCTAAAGCCCCTACCCGTGATAAAGCACCAGCCTCTAAGGGTAAATCCTCGGTGGCCAAGTGGCGTAAAAAGATGGGCGCGCAGTAATGCCTAAAGACCCACGACTAGAACGAGCTGGTGTATCTGGTTTTAATAAACCAAAGCGTACTCCTAGCCACCCTAAGAAATCCCATGTTGTTGTTGCCAAGGAAGGCGACAAGATCAAGACTATCCGCTTTGGCGAGCAAGGTGCTAAGACCGCAGGTAAACCTAAAGCTGGTGAAGCAGACAAGATGAAGAAGAAGCGAGCAAGCTTCAAGGCTCGTCACGGTAAGAATATTGCCAAGGGTAAAATGAGTGCAGCCTACTGGGCGGATAAGGTCAAGTGGTGAAGTCTAAATCAAAAGTAAACGAAGCGGGTAACTACACCAAGCCCACCATGCGTAAAAATCTTTTTAACAAGATTAAAGCCGGGGGTAAAGGTGGTAAGCCCGGGCAGTGGTCAGCTAGGAAAGCACAGATGCTTGCCAAGGAGTATAAAGCTAAGGGCGGTTCGTACAAATGAAGAAATCACAGAAGAGCCTCAAAAAGTGGACTAAAGAAGAGTGGGGCACCAAGAGTGGTAAACCATCTACCCAAGGTAAGAAAGCTACTGGTGAACGGTATCTCCCTAAGAAAGCACGGGAAGCTTTGTCTTCTAAAGAGTATGCAGCTACGAGTAAAGCTAAACGTGCTGGAACTAAAAAGGGTAAACAGTTTGTAGCTCAACCTAAGAAGATTGCTAAGAAGACAGCAAAGTATAGGAAGTAACATGCCAGTTAACCGTAAGATGATGAACACTATTAAAAAAGAATACGGCCCTAAAAAGGGTGAAGATGTGTACTACGCCATGGAGAATAAGATGAAAAAGAACAAACCCAAAGGTTACTCTAAGGGCGGTATGGTTAAAGCTAACTGTGGTGCCTCTATGAAACCTACACAGACTCGCAAAGGAACTAAGTAATGGCTATTACAAATGTACCTGCAGCCACTTGGACTGAGGTTGCAACTACTACAGAAGACACAGCCTTTCAGAACCGTGGCGGTACTGTTATGTATCTTACTACAGTAGCTACTGGAAGTCTTGATCTTGCTGATGGTATCGCTGTTCCTGTTGGCTCTGTAGCTGTCATCGGTTCCGGTAAGACTGTAAGTGTATCTTTTCCACAAGGTGCTGGTTCTGTCTTCTCTGTTGGAGTATAACTCTTAATGTCTAGCTCAATATATCTTTGGGATAACTTCAGTAGAGGTATCTCCGGTTTCGCAGTACTCCCAAAGACTATTGGGGCACTCTCAGTGTATGCAGCGGTAGGCCTTGAGCCTCCCCTCGTTCTTGACTTCATTGAAAATTACTACCGCACGGGTGGGTCTGCCTCTACGTTTGACGATGCGCTGAACTTTAGCCGTGCTGGTAACGCCACGATGGTGGATAGCGATGGGGTGCTGAAGTGGGCACCGCATAACATTCTGGCAAGGTCACAAGACTTTGAAACTCTCTGGACAACCACTGGTAGCACGACTGTGACAGGTGATTTTGCTGTTGCTCCTGACGGAACTATGACCGCTGCCCGCGTCCTGAAAGGGTTTGGAGCTTCTGGGGTTTTACAGCAAACCCTTACAGTGGGTGACAACCAAACAAAAGCTATTTGGGCAAGGACTCCGAGTGGTAGCGGGACAGTCGCCTTGCTATCTTTTAACGGACAGACGCCGTCACCACTTGTCACAGTGACAGAGGAATGGCAACTTTTTGAGTTGGCGTCTGACACGGCAGAACCGGGGGGAGAGAATTTTTACGCTGTTGATTTTCGTGGTGGGACTCTGACTGAGGTGTACATCTGGGGCGCACACCTCTACCGCTCCGACCTTGGTGGCATGGCGGATAACCCTGCGACGGGCAACAGCTACGTTCCTACGACTGACAGCGCACGTTACCTCCCCCGTGTAGGCAACCACGTCTACAACGGCACTGAGTGGGTGAACGAAGGCTTGCTGCTTGAGAGTGAAGCCCGGACGAATTTTAATGCAAACAGCAATACGTTTACTGTTAGTGGTAATGTAACAAAAACAGAGGGCGCAGCCACAGCACCTGACGGGACGACTAGCGCAGTTCTTGTTGAAGATAATAGTGCGAATAACGGTAACGCGGCCTTTTTTGACTCCGCAAACCCAAGCGCGGGGACAGATGTGACTTCTTCTGTTTTTGTTAAATATGTTTCTGGTTCTGGGTGGGTTGCCGTTGTACACAGATCATTATCTAGATTTAACCAATTTTTTGCTTGGTTTAACATCCTTACTGGGGAAAAGGGCGGAAACGAATCTGGTTCTGGGAGCCTGACCTACGTTGACCACGACATAGAGAATGTCGGGGACGGCTGGTACCGGGTATACACAGTGGGTAATGACAGTGTTCGAAACAATTTCAATGGCTTTATAGCCAGCGCGAGTTCTGATGGTGATAAGAATCGAGAGACGGGTAATGACGTCTATTTGTGGCGGCACCAGCTTGAAGAATCGTCCAAGCCGAGCAGTCTAATCCCAACAAACGGTTCTACAGTCACCCGCGCAGCCGAAATACTTGATGTCGCCGCTGCTGATATGCCTTGGTCATCCTCCGCCGTAAGCATCCAGATGGATGGTGCGATGACGTATACTGATAATGACCTTGCGATTGAGGTTTCGTTTCATACTTGGAGATTGACGTCAACCGATTTTATAAATGCCAGACTTAGCACTCAGTCGAGCCGCACTGGGCAGGTTACGTTTTACCAGCGGGAGGCAATAAGCGGGCAGGATATCGTTGGGTCAATCAATGCCGCTTACGCCCCCGGCATCAACGTCCCATTCTCTATCGCATCCCGCCACGGCTCTACCTTCATCAACGGAGCGGTAGACGGTACGGCACTGACAGCCAACACCACCCCCACGGCCCTGCCTGACCTATCCACTACGGACTTTGACATCGGACCTACCTTCATGGGAAATATTGGCAAGCTACGGGTGTGGGCAGAGGATTTGGGCGACACTGGTATTGAGGAGGCCAGCACATGATCGAAGAACCCACAGCACCCCGCAACGACTTCTTCCTGAAGCTGGCGTCTGAGGCTGACATGCCAACGGCTCTGAGTGCTTTCTACAAGCAGGACTACACGACCATCGTGGACCCTGAGACTGGCGAGGAAAGCACACAGGTTGAAGGCGACCCGTACCTTGTGCAGTACACCAAGGACTACGCCATTGACGTCGTAGGTGTGATCTATCGGCCCACGGGCAACATGCTGACGGATGCAGATGGCAACGAGTACCCCGAGCAAGCCCCGCTGGACGGTTGGCATGTGAACATCAGGCTGATTGGTGACGCCCGTAGGGCTGACGTTGAGGCCATAGACGCGGTTTATGGTGTTGCGCCAGCATCGCCAGAAAGAGTATGGTTGTAGTATGTCTTTTACTTACACAGATGACCCGGCAACTGTGGCCACACGTTGTGCTCCGTTACAAAGGGAAGTACATAGACAATATCAAACCGTATTGGAAGGATACCCTAGAGTATCCCTTACGCTTTCCATGGGTATTCCTACCCCCTGTTGTGCTACTAAAAGTGATCTTTGGAAAGGTATTTAAGTAATGGCCCGAGAGCTAACAGAAAAACAACAAAAGTTCCTTGACGTTCTCTTTGAAGAGGCTCGGGGCAACTTCGTTATAGCTAAACGTATAGCTGGTTACAGCGATACTTATTCAACCACGGCTATTGTAGAAAGCCTCCAAGAAGAAATCACAGAGAAGACAACCAAGTTTCTTGCTACTCGTGGTGCTAAGGCTGCTTGGGCCATGGTGTCAGTACTGGATGACCCCACAGCAATGGGTAACAAGGAGCTTATGGTGGCAGCTAAAGACATTTTGGATCGAGCTGGACATAAAGCTGGTGATAAAATCGAGGTAAAAGCAGAGTCACCCTTGTTTATCCTACCTCAGAAACAAGAATAGGATTGACAAAAGGTTGAAACATGGCTAGAATAAAGAAAGAGTTCAAGCTTCCTAGGCCAGTAGAGACCGAGAAGGGTTATGAGTGGCTTCCTGTGG